CATTCTTTTGACCTAGCTTTATGTGCCAGTCTGCCGTAAATAGAATCATGACATCTTAAACTCATCTTCTAAAGATTCATCCATATCACCCTGCTCGTCACGAATCTCGTCGAGCAAAGTTTTCTGTGCGTCTGGAGTAGGACGAGGCATAACGTCATCCATAGACTTCAGATCAGCAATTGCAGCCATTTCGTCCTCGTCAAGAGTACGCTGCTTGCACTTGAGTACCTGCAGTTGATACTCTACGTTGTAGGGAAGAGGTCCAGTCTTTACGCGCTTGAACTTAACATCCCAACCATTCTCTGGGTCTGTGGGATCGCCCAGGTCCTCTGCTGCTGTTAGAATTGCTTCAAACAGCTTCTTCTTGAGGTTAATGATTTTTACTTCGCCTTGATCGAGGCACTGCATTGCGTAGCTCCAGCCACACTTGAGATCGGGGTAGTATTCACGAACCCAATCTTTTTCTTTGTTGTTAAATCGCTCTTCATTGCGATCAAATGAAAGACACTCAAAAGGAATGTTCTTTCCGTTCTTGCCTTCTAGCCAGTAGACATAGCGTGCAAGTACATCACCTACGAGTCGGACTTCGTTGTCACCGTCGCGGTAAGAATATGAAGTGATAGACGACTTCTTTGCGCCGCCTGCTGCGTTATTAAAGCTTAATGCCATTGTTTTTTCTCCTGTGGGACTTCTTCATACAGAAAAGACACTTCGTCTTCCTCTATATCAAGTAGACTGTTATCGTTAAAAAATGTAGGGTCCATCTCGATTAAATTAATATCGAGAGTAGTTTTCCCAGTTGCTAAATAGTCCGAAATCGGACGTAAAGAAGCCAAGGCGAGATACTGGGCTATCTCGACTCGACTATGCTTGTATGCGTTAAATAAGAGGACGTCTGGATGGGCAAGATAAGACTGCCCAATGAATCTTATATGACTATATTTATAAATATCGTCATACTTATTCAAAGGGATCTGATTAGTTACCATCATCTTGAATATACGAAAAATCTTGTTAGGATTACCTTCCGCTTTTTCGAATATCCTTTGCCAGTCATACAAGAACATACCATTATACATCAAATTGGAACTCATGTCAAGAACTATTTTTCTATGTTATAGCTGATTTATCTTATACCCTTGCTTCATATAGTATCCCATACGATTTGAAGCCTGTCGTGTCGCAGTTTTACCTTTTAAGTGTATATCTACGACTATCGGGTCTCGTTTTCCTTCTTGCTCTCGGATGACTCTTCCGATGAGCTGGGTGAGGAGGGGCTCGTTGTTGATAGGGGTACCGAGTATAAGCACAGAGAGGGAATTGACTGAAATCCCCTCACTAAATATTGCTTGAGTACCGAAAAGTATTTCTTTATCTCCATAGTTTATCTCGTCAATAAGGCTTTCTCTTTCTTCGTGAGGAACCTCTCCAGTTACACAGATTGCTTTCTCGCCTACTAACTCTGCACAAGTTTTCAAAAAGTGCACTCGGTCAGATACTACAAGTACCTTGTGTCCTCTAGCTGCATAGTAGGATGCTAAAAGAGATACGCTGTGCACGTACTCTTCATTTCTTGCTAGATTGTTTACTCTATTTGCCCACGGAATGTTTGCACCGTCCATAAAGCGCACTTCGGAACGATAAATATCAATACTCGGCGTCATAAAGTTTTCTTTTGGCGGCTGGTATAGTTTGTTTCCAAAGTAATCTCGAAAGACTACGTGCTTTCCGTCCTTTCGCTCAATTGTGCCACTCAGTCCGATTTTGTATCTTGCGTGGCTGCTGTCGATGATCTTCGAAAAAGTTGGCGAAGATACGTGATGCATTTCGTCCAAGATAATTGTTCCAAACATTTTTCGAATTCGATCGATGTTTCTGTAGAGTGTTTGGGTATTACCAACCACAATACAAGAATCGGTATTGAAATTACCGCTACCAATAACACCTGGAGTAATTCCATATACTTTCTCTACCTCCTTTGCCCACTGATTTCGCAGTGGCACTGTATGTGTAATAACTAATGTCTTTTGTCCTAGCTTTCCTGCAATTGCAAGCCCTGTAAATGTTTTTCCCCAGCTTACCCACGCATTGATGATACTACTGGTTGAGATATCATCATAGACTGCTTGTTGACTTTCTCTGAGTACAAACTTAAAATCAGGAAAATTAACAGGAGCCATAACCCTCTTGTCCACCATTTCATAGCCATTTGGTATTAAGTCCTCTCGTCCGATTGGTATGGATACCAGATTTTCGCGCACCCGCTGCAGATTCTTAATAATCTGTGGCGGATCATTAGGATTTTGTGGAGGAATCTTATATGTGAGCTCTTTGGCAAGTTTTTCTCGTAGCTCAAGATTTGCCTCCATAAAAATACGATTACTAAGTACTGCTTTCATTTTCTAACTTTGCCTGTTTTTGTCGCCAGTTGTTTTCTTTGGAAGAGCAATAGCGTAAATTAGTAACTTCTGGATTTGCAGGATCATTGTCTATATGATCTACAAATAAAAGTTCTCGTAGATATGAAAGAGTATCTTCATTGAAATCATATCCTTTTAACTGATCAGGAACAGTATCATTTGTTAAAGGAAGAAAAGAGTTAGCAACTAAAATATGTACTGCAGTAGCACGAGTTTTGCCTGATCGTGTAAAGTCTCCAATAAAATTTTCATTTGGAAAGCGAATAGACACCTGAGGGTACTTTCCTCCGCGAGAGCGTACAGTCCACTTTAATCTTTTTGACATAGGGCCTTTTACGCCTCCAAACTGAGATACAAAGTACTTTGGAATCTCAACCCCATGATATATGACAGGTTTCCACTCTTCTCCAGGCAGATCCTCTTCGCCCATATATTGATTTGGAAAATTTTGATTTACCATCTTAAACCTTTCTTCGTGTGTTTCGTTGTTTTTCTTCAGCGTAATCATAAAGCACCCAAGGCAGCCCATTCCAATGAATAACTCCTGCGTATAAAACATCAATAGGAGGAGGCCGTGGTATTGTAAAAGAGTTTTTTAGCCCCTCTAATTTTAGCAGAGAGCAGGTGCCTCTTGGCACAACGTCTCGTATTCTATAATACTTTAGCTTGCAGAATTCTGTTTTTTCATATATAAATGCAAACCCATTAGTATCTATAAAATACTTATGATTACTTTTTAGTATACCTCTAAATGTGTCTATTTGATTTTTCAAAGGCATTAAGTTTTTGTGAGGAGTTTGAAGGCGGCGCTGGCCCAAAGTATCCCCACGTTGATTAATATCATCTACTATTTGCCCGTCTAGAAATAATAAACCATCTAGTCGTTCCCAGTTTCCATTTGGTAGTTCGTATACTGGGAACTTGATTTTATTAATACTCTTATATTGTATTACCATATAATTTCGTAAATTTACCCATTGAATAGTCTTCTCCAATATCAAAGTCACAACCAATTGGAGCACCTGGGATATAGATTCCCCTATCTTTTTGAACAAGTTTCTGCAACATCTCACAGTAAAAATCTACTTCATCCTCTGGCACTTCTGCTAGGATAGAGTCGTGAACTAGTGCAAAAATACGTGACTTCATTCTTTGAGACTTAATAAAGTCTCCCATATCAATGGCACCTAATAGGTTAATATCAGAAGCAGCAGACTGTACCAGAAAATTAAGACCAGACCGAATGCTATGAGACTTGATGCCTTTATCGGAACTTTCAACATTTGGTAATCTCCTTTTTCTACCAAAGAAGCTATATACAAAGCCATTCTGCTCGATAAACTTCTGTCTGTCTTCAATCCAAGATTTTAAGTTATGAAACGCCTCAAAATAATCATTAATTACTTCTTGCGCTTCGTTTCTGGAAAAATACTTTCCACTATCTTTTGTAACCTGCTCACTAATCTTTGCGGGCCCAGCACCATACATGATGCCAAATGTTACAGCTTTTGCAGCCTGTCTACGATCTGCATATAGCTCTGCTACTTGTTCTACTTCGCAAGGCAGTCGGAATACTTTGTGAGCAATTGTACTGTGAAAGTTTCCGCCACTACGGAACACATCCATAAGCGCCTCATCTTTTGCTAGCACTGCGGCCACGTATACTTCTGCTGTGGTTAAATCCATTGCAACAATTTTATTGCCCGGGGCTGCTTTTATGCACCCTTTAACAGTGGGATTATCTCGGGGAAGCTGCTGCATATTAAGTTTGCCAGAGCTAGACAGCCGACCACTAGTAGTACTATGAAGATTAAAGCCTGTACGCAGGCGAGAATCTCGATCAAGTTGTGGTATGATCTTATCAAGATAAGTATTCTTGATTTTAGATTTTTGTCGTATATCCAAGATGAGTTGCGGTACATCTGATTGAGTTGAGAGTTCCTTGAGCACTTCCGCATCAGTAGAGTC